CCTTCGCCGGCGGCCGTCTGATCGTCGTAGCTTCGTCCACCCCCGCCGGCCGTGTACTGCTGCGATCCCTGCGGTGAGCCCCAGAAGACCCGCTGCGATTCGCCGCCCGGCCGGGCCGAGAACTGCGCCATGCTGCCAGTATCGCCCCGGGGGTAAAACATGGTGCCACCGTCCGGCAACCGGACGGTGTAGCCCCCATCCCCGGCGTTGGCGGTCCGGCTGGCCTCCCGCTGGGCCTTGCGGCGCTGCCGGCGCCGCCACCACATGAATGCCCCGCCAGTCAGGACGGTAGCCGCGGCAGTCGCGCCGTAGCCAGCATACCGCTGTCCTCGTGAGCCAGGACCGAATCCACCCCCACCCCCGCCCCGCGCACCACCGCTACCAATCCCAGTTGCTACGGGAACAGCTGCCGGGGCCGGGATGGCTGCTGCGGCGTTCTCAACCTCTTCCGCGGCGTCTTCTTCGTCCTCTTCCTCGTCCTCGTCCTCCTCGTCGACAGCGGCACCCTTTTTGGCCGCCTTAGCCAACTTCGCTCGCCTGCGAAGTTCGCGCATCCCTTCGTCAGCTAACCGACTCCCGACCGCTGTCGTGCTGACGTCAGCCGACCAGTCACCGTAGGCACCCCGCATCTCTTCCAGGGCGCTGATGCTGGCCTCCAGCGTCGTGACCTTGCCCTTCTGCTGCAAAGACAGGATCTGCAGAAGATGGGCCGCCCGCTGCACGAAGGACAGGATCACTCCGGGATGGGCCTTAGCGTAAGCCGCGGAGGCCTTCATCGTGTCCCGCACGGCTGGTGACTGAGCTGTGGAATCCAAGGCATCGCCAACCGTCTGTAGAGTCTGCACGCCTAGACTGACGTGCCGATACTGGTTGCGAATCTTCGCCAGGTCGCCAACCAGGGGCAGGGCGCTGACGCCAGACATCGAAGCCCGCTTTAGGTGCTCCCACCGCTGCTGGGGCTCGTCCACCGCTCGCATCAGGCTGACCAGCATGTTACTGACGTCAGCGATGCCGCTCTGATCGACGAGGCCGGCGATCTCGATGATCTGCTGGATATGATCGATGGCCTGGCGAGTGGTTTGGTCTCCGGCCGCCGGCGAAGCACTGCCACTGATCCGCCGCGCAGCGAACTGCAGGGGATTGATGGATTGCGCCACGGAGGCCACGCGTGACATTTTGGTCGGATCACTGCCAGGCATTCACATCACCGCTTGTTACTCATCCGCCGGTTGGCGAGATATCGCTGATATCGGTAATGACCCTCGGCCGGGTCATCACACATGACCAGGAACCATTCGGGATCTAAGGCGCTGTCGGCTGACGCTCGATCTCCGAAGTGATCTCCGAAGGTGGCGTCGACTGCATGCCGAACGTGATTGGCATGTCGCAAGTGGGCTCGGAATCGGTTGAGCCAAAGTCCGACATAGCGGGGGTAGTCGTTTCGCTCGAGTCTGTCCAGGTCCCCGACTCCGTACTCGACGGCGCAGTCAGCGTATGCCTGATACTTTTTTTTTGATCTTCGAGCCAGAAGTAGAAGTCCGCCAGCAGCCCGAGTTGCTCACCAATGGTCAAGCCTGTCCGTTTGACGGGGTCGAAGGGTTGTACGTTAAACACCTCGCACACCGCCGCACAAGTGATCCGTGTCGCCTCATTATCCCCTTCGTCAATTTGCTTCAGGTGCCGGTCAGCCACGTAGCGCGGATGGCTCTGCAGCTGGAGGTGGATGTCGATTGGATCGACTCTCCGATACTGCGAACCATCCCAGAACCGATAAATCATGCGGCGCCTGTTGTAGGCCCACCGCTGGTACGTTCTCACTCCGAACATTGGTCGCCCCATTCCTGAAAAGTATTACGAGCCGCCTGTGTACTCCGTCACGTCAGTATTATGCAGGATTCCGTCGCGCGCGGTACCATCCTGACAGCGGTGACATTCAAATTGCAAGCCGACAGAAGTAAACTTCGATCCCATGCCATACGGAATCGCATCACGCAAGATGGCGCAGGGGAAATTTAGTGGACGCGTTGCGGAGTTGAGGCACAAGCGAAAGCCCTTGGCTGCCAGCATCAGCGTCCCGACTTCTGCCAAAAGGATCGTCCCCAAGGTGGCATTGACTTCCCGCCTGCGCAGTTTGTCGATCTCGGCCGCGTCCCATCGTGAGAGCTCCATGCGCACCACGCAAATCGCACCGAGCCACTGCACTTCGATCGGAGGTCCCTGCGGACCGCCATGCCGATCGCCGGGAACATTGTGCCAGAACGCACGTTCCTCGACGTCGGTCATGTCCATCGTTTCACCCAACTTGAACAAGTTGCCCACCGTGTTGATAAGCTGTGTGTACACGTTGACTTTACCGGCAATTTGTACGGCATCTGGCATATTCGGATTCCTTTAATACTCGGCTGTCGTCGCGTCGTAGAGCACGCCCTCGGCCGCCCATGAAGCGATAGTCGCGGGCATGCGATGGCATTCAAATTGCAGACCAACGCTCGTGAATTTTGACCCCATGCCATATGGGATCGCGTCTCGCAAAATAACGCAAGGAAAGTTCAACGGACGTGTCAACGTGGACAGCAACAGCCGGAAAGCTCGCGTCGCCAGCATGGCATTTCCCACGTCCGTAGCGACGATCGTGCCCAACGTCGTGCCATACACCTTGCGTTTACGCAGCTCGTCCATGACCACAGTGTCCCAGCGACTCAGTTCCACTCGCACCACGGCGATTGAACCGAGATATTGGACTTCGATCGGGGGTCCTTGGGGGCCACCGTGTCGATCGCCAGGAACGTTGTGCCAGAACGATCGCTCCTCAATGTCGTGCATGTCCTGGGCTTCGCCCAACGTCAGCAGTTCGTTACTGCCACCGTTAACGAACTGCAACTTCAAGGTCACTTTGCCGGTTACGTTGATGGTGTCGACCATGGGATCAGCCTCTGTCTAAAGGATTGCGTTCGCGTACGGCTGGCACGTGTCGATTCGCCAGGCGAGCCGATAGGAAGTTGCGCGTATCGATTTCCAAGGAAGTCGGCCCGTGCAATTGCGGGGCCGTAGCTTTCAACTGTGGATCGGATGTATCGGCGAGTCCAAACACGTTGATGCCCTGCGCGAGGCGGTCGAGATACTCGTGAGCGCGTTTGCGAATTGCATCCGCCTGTGTTTCGTACAGACCCGGCCGTCGATCGAACAAGCCAGCCATAGCAATGGTGCACACGACCTTCTTAAGGTGGGCCGTGCCGTGCGTATCCAACGCCACCAATTGAGCTGACGTGTAGCGTTGTCCGACCCGTAAACTCACGTCGACATCTCCGCAGGCACTCACCAACGCCACTTCGACATTGGGGTGCACGAGGATGTCGTCGCGCAGCAATCGCACGCCATCGTCCGTGGCCAGTTGGCCGATCGTCTCGATGTCGAAGCGTGCGACGAGATCTGCTGTCGTAGCGTACGTGGCCATCAGCTGCTCCCGACGGCACGAGCCGGTTTGTTGCCGACTCGTCCCGTGTTATTCCAGCACTGGACCGAGCTTTACTCGATCACGTTTTGGAAATAGAAGCCGCTCACTGGGGAGGTCATCACCGGTGCGTAGTCCTCGGCCACATGCCCAGAAATACGACGGTGCTTGTCCTCGGAGAACTGCTCGACCGTCATTTCTTCGTACATGAAGAGCATGGCTGTCGACCACGATGGTCCGCTCTCAACATTCGCAACCAGTCCACCAGGCCGTGCCATCATGTAGGCGATGTCGTCCGCCATGACGTCGCTGCGAACCACTGTCGCTCCACGCACGCTGGTGACCATCACCGTGTCTTCCACGATGATCTCGTAGCCATACAACTTGTTCGGCAAGCCGAACTCGCTGTAACGACCTTCCTGGTTGATCACTTCTTTCCAGGCGTCTTCGCTGCCCTTGATGTAGTCGCGAATCTCCTGACTCTCACCCACACGGGCAGCCGTCACGGGATTCATCACGAGCATCAAGTCCTCTTTGCGAACCACCGCCAGCGTGTCGATGCGGATCAGATTCGCCGCATAGTTGAGTGACCGTTTAATGTCACCACGCTGCGTGGTTGAGAGCTCCCACGTGCCGCTGTTTGTCAGGATCGACGGGGTGGCGATCACGTGCGTCGAGTCCCAGTTGTTCGTGTCGAACAGCACTTGATGCACGCCACGCGTACGGGCCGTCATGGCTTGCTGGGCCTTGGTTGCAGCACCCGTAGCGAGGATGTCCCAGTCCGCTTGCTTCTGCGACTTGTAGCCGATTTGGAAGTCGAAATCGAACCGCTGAGTTCGATAGTCGAGAAAGCGAAACTGCTCCCAACCAGCATTCCGTTCCGGGCGGTCACTTCCATCTGGCCAAACATGTTCGTTGAGGTTTCCGCCAACGATGCGACCGGCTTCCTCGGCCGTGATTTGTAAGTAGAGTCCGGAGTCTTTGGTCACTTCTCGGATTTGGATATAACGGTTCAGTGGGAACTTCTTGACGTCGCGTGAATAGTGGATCACCAGGTGACCCGTGGCTTCATGCTGACGAATATACGTGTTCGATTGACCGGGAAGTGTAAGTGTCCCGGCCGTCGACGCGAAGGATTGCGGCATTATCTAGTCTCCAGTTCAGAAAGGAACAAACGTCTTGGTAACGGGCACTTAAGCTTCCGCTGTCCAGGTGCCGGCATAGGCCACGAGGTCCCAGGTCCCGACGACCCGACAGCGCCACGTGCAAACTTCACCCACGGCATCAGCTGACATGTACTTGCCAGCTGCCCCTTGCACACCGGTGCTTGGCAGAGCCATGGTTTCTAAGAGATTTGGGTCAACCCGCAGCTCTTGGGCCGCACCCACGCGCACGCTGACCTGGTAGCCCACGACAGCGGCTGGCAGACTCAACACCACCACGCCACCCGCGCCTACCGTCGAAATAACTTTCCCCAGGTCTTCCAGTTTGAGCGTGTAGTCCGCGGTCTTCACGAGCGTGGTTGCTGAGCGATTGCAGATCTCGTGATCCACAATCCGCACGCGGACTTTGCCACTCGCAGCCGAGGCACCCAAGGCATAGCCCAAAATCGGGAAGCCATGCACAGCTGGCTGTGCAAAGCTACTGCCATCCGGAGCGAGGAGATCGCCATTGACGATCGCCAGGGTGGTTGACACGTTGACTTCGCATTCCTCACCGGGTCCATAGACCCGGCAAGAGTTGCCAGCCTGCGCAGCAACATTCGTCCCGATCTCGGGAATGGGCGCGTAGATCCCGGCTTCGTGTGTCACGCCGACCGGAAACATTCCGAGCGTCGCGAGCTTGCACTGGTTGGGGTAGGCGGCGTCTTGCGCGACAATCACGCGTGGCATGACCGCAACGCCAGCGACCCAACTGTGATTCAAAGTTGGCATGGTTTCACCTCTTGTAAAAATGTCGTATTAAGAATCGCTGGCGGTTCAGTCAGGCGAACGGTTTAGGCGACAGTCCAGGTGCCGCTCTGGGCCACAATGCTCCAGTGTCCAGCGACTTCGCAGCGGAAGGTGGCGGTCTCCCCGACGGCGTTGGCGGTCGCGTACTGGCCAGCAGTACCTGGCACGCCAGTGCCCGTGGAAATCGTCTCGCTCCCGTTCGGATCCAGTCGCAACTCTTGCACAGCTCCCACACGGGCGCTGATCTCGTATCCGACCAGGGCGACCGGCAAGGCAATCGTGACCGTGCCAACCGCACCCACGCTGGAGATGACCTTCCCCAGGTCTTCCAGCTTGAGCGTGTAATCGGCGGTCTTCACGAGCGTGGTTTGCGAGCGATCGCAGATTTCGTGATCGACAATCCGCACTCGCGTGCGCTCGCCAGCCACGCTCGGTCCGAGTGCGTAGCCGAGGATTGGAAAGCCGTGCACGGCCGGTTGTGCAAAGCTGTTGGCGTCCGGAGCCACCATGTCACCATTGACGATGGCTAATGTCGAAGAGGTCTTGACCTGACACTCCTCGCCCGGTCCGTAAACGCGGCAAGCATTACCTGCTTGGGCCGCGTAGTTGGTCCCGATATCGGGGATCGGCGCGTAGATTCCCGCCTCGTGAGTGACACCCACGGGGAACATTCCCAAGGTCGCGAGCTTGAGCTGATTCGGATACGCAGCATCCTGCGCAACGATCACCGAAGGCATGACCGCCACGCCCGCAACCCAACTGTGATTCAAGGTTGGCATAGCCTAATTCCTCAAGTTGGAAACTAAATGTGGTAAAGGAACGAACGTGGCAGGCCGTCGCTTACTCGCGACCAGCGAGTAGCTTCTCTGCTTGCGCTTTGGCCTCATCCCAGGTGAAGCCAGGCTGCCCGGCATTGATCGCCTTGGTATGAATCGCAACTGCCGTCTTGGCCAACCGCGCGGCGTACTTGTCGTTGTGGCCTTCCCTGGCCGGACGCGAGATCTCCCCCAGTGGAATGTCGGGTCGCTCGCTGCGGCTGACCATGGCACTGCGGTGCGCGTACTTCTCCACGGTGGCCAGGTGACCCGCAAAAGCTTGTTCGCCCATCTTGGCGCCGCGTGAATACAGGGTGGCCTTGAATTCGGCATCCAGGTCGATGAAGTCGGGGTATTGACCGGCCAACCCCTGTAGAGCTGCCACGCGTTCGGCATCGCACTTTTCGCGCAACAGCTGATCCATTTGGGACGCCAGCCGACCGTGCTCCTGCACGAGCTTGTTGTGCGCGGTCTGGATCCGGGAGTACTTGGTAGCCAGGTCGCCACTCGCCACCATGGACCTCTTCTTGCTGCCCGCACGAGCGCCCAGGTAGCCAGCCGTCCCGGCAATGGTTGCTGGGTGCATGGCAATCTGAGCCGCCTTGGGGGCGATCGCTCGTCCGGCCTGAGCCAACGCGGGACCAGCCGCTCGGCCAGCTGCCATCAACGGCGCCACAAATCCCGGGCTGTTCTTCTCGGGCTTGTTGTCGTCTTCGGGTACCGGCGGCACTTCGCCACCCGTGTCCTCCGGCCCGCCCAAGTCTTCCTCGTCGGTGAACTCGTCATCGTCGACCAGCAGGTCTTGGACGTCGTTCAGGTCGCCGCCCTGCTCTTCCTCGCCGAAACCGCCACCGTCCGGTGCCGGTTCCAGACCGCCGCCTGCGTCCTCACCGCCCTCGGGACCGCCCTCGCCCTGTGCCATCAGGCTATCCAGGAACTTGAACTGCGGGGTCTCCGCCAGCGCGCTCAGTAACTGTCCGATGTCTTCGTTGGAAAGGGGCATGGATGCTCCTCCTGTAGTGGGACCAAATGTGATGAACAAACAATCGTGCAAGCCTCACCGTCGCGCGCGACTGGCGAGCTGTTTCTGGGCCGCCGCTTTGGCCTCATCCCAGGTCAGCCCGGGCTTGCCGGCATTGACGGCAGTGGTGTGAATCTGCACGGCCACTCGCGAGAGTTTGGCCGCATACTTGTCTTGACTGGCATTCTGGGGCTGTCTCGAGCCAGTGCCGCGGCCACTGAGCCGGGCGTATTTCTCGACGGTTGCCAGATGGGCCGCGAAAGCCCGCTGCCCCAGCTGGGAGCCCCGGGAGTACAAACTGACCCGGCATTCCTCGTCCAGGTCCACGAACGCCGGGTAGCGATCCGCCAGTCGCCGCAGCGCCGTCAGCCGCTGTCCATCGGCCCGCCGACGGAGCAGTTTCCCAACCTGTTGGGACAGCTGTACGTGGTCCTGGGCGAGTTGGTTGTGGGCACGCTGCAACTGCCCGTACTTGGCCGGCAAGCTACCGGTGGCGGCCAGCAGCGAATTGCGGCCTGATTTGCCGAGCATATAGCCACCCGTAGCGCCCCAGGTCGCCGGATGGTTGGCAACCTTCATGGCGGTACCCCAACTTCCACCGCCACCACCTGCTGCTGCCGCTTTCGGTAATGGCGGTGCTCCAGCCGTGCGAATGGTTGGTGCTCCAAAAGCTTTCGCGGTCACCGGATTCGCTGTGCTGCCGAGGGCCGCCTTGCCGGCGCCACTCGCCGCGGCACCCCTGGCAGCAGTTCCGGCCGCGGCTGTACCCGCTGTCCGAGCTGCTGCGCCACCCAAAGCCGCGGCCGTCCCGCCAGCGGCAGCAGCAGTACCACCAGCAGCGGCAGTGCCGCCAGCCGCAGCACCAGCAGCACCAATAACCGCCGGAATAGCCGGCAACACATTCTTCTCGGGCTGCTCACCCGGGGCAGCCACCGGCGGACCATCGTCGTCGCAGCCACCTTGCTGGCCCATCAAGCTCGACAGAAACTGGAACTGCGGCGTCTCAGAGATGGCCGATATCAACTGCTGAAGATCTTCCGGGGCGAACGACATGTCTGCAGCTCCTGTTTGCGGTGCGTATTTCTGCTGACCGGGTTTCTTGCCAGGTCCTTTGACCGGTTGTCGCAAGAACGTGTTGCTGCAACCGGGAGACGCGAAGGCCGGCGCCGAGTAGCGGGTGACGGTCACGCCGGCCTGCTGTTCGGCCCGATACCGAGCCGGCAGGGAGAGCCGGGGAGCCTCAGCACCCAACACGGCGATCGGATCGAAGTGCATGTGGATCGGGTCGTTGTCGAAGGTCCACAGCTCCACACTGCGACGGGGCTTCCGTTGCAGCTGGCCGGAGCAGTCCTTGAAGTGCCACTCGTCGGCGAAGATCCCCCAGCGAGGCTTATGGCGACCGAGCATCCCCAGTCGGTAAGGACCTGCGTAACCGACAATGGGAGGATCGGTCTGATCCGGATCTTCCGGGTTGGGAGTATGACCATCAACCAGCGGGGAAAAACCGTCGAAGTCCACGATCCGCTCGTTGCAGGTCCGCACGATCCGGATCATTGCCGGCAGGTCATAGTGCCGGAGCTCGCCTTCCGCGTTGGTGGTCTCGTGTTCGGCGAACAGACAAACCGACGGGTTGCTCACGTACCGGGCGCCACCGAACGTCCGGTGAGATATCAGAGCCGCCTCGGAAGGACCTTGCGACTGCGACCAGGCCGCCCAGATGGCCTGATTCCGCTCGTCTGGATCAGTAATCCAAGCACTGAGGAGCCGGTGGGCACGGACGATGTAGTGTTCTTCCGTTTCCGCTGGTTCGGGCAGTGGGATAGTGTTCTGCATACTGCGAAAAGTCCAAAAAAAAAGACCGGCCAGCAGACAGGGATGTGAGTCCCATTCTGCTGGCCGGTCTGTGTAAGATGCGGCCAAGGAGCTGCTTAAATTGTAGGACGGTTACTGGGCAATAAGGCCTGGTGCTGGTCGACCAGGTCCTCCATGCTTGTCGGTATCCCCTTCTTCCAAAAGATCGTGATGGTCATCCTGCCCGTAAAATCCGGACTGTACCTGAGCTCACGTACCGCGCGCTCGTTCAGCCGCAGCTGAGCAGCCCGGATGCCACCTGTCTGCAACTCACTCCTGTCTACTTTGGCGTCTATGGGGTTCTGCGTCAAGACGAAGTCCGCCAATCTAGCCCTTCGGGTCGACTGTAATCACGCCAGACGCGTTGCCGACCCATTTGATCCACTTGGCCTGGCCGAGACTCGGATCGATGTCGTTGCTGATCCCGGCCTCCACGACCTGGGCGGCGCTCGCGCGGGCGAAGCTCTTGTGCAACTGATACGTGCCAGTCTTGGTCGAAGAGACATAGGGGGTAAGCGACGTCAGGGAACTGCCAACCGGCACATGCATCTCGCCATTGCTACAGTTTTCCATGCGGAACGGCGTGCAGTTGGCGATGTTGGACAAGATGTCGATCTGTAAAGTCACGGTGGGCGAGCTTGTACGTTGAGCGTCAACCACGAGATGGTTCCTTTTGCAGAGATTCACGAAATCAACGAAGCGAAGCGGACAGCCAGCGAGTCAAGTCGATGAGTTGATCCATGAAGGCCTGTTGGTTGCGATTGTCGGTGTTCCCCACGTCCGGGAAGTCGACGTAGAGATCTTCTATCGCATCCCCAAAGGCCTTAATCGCAGCACGCAAAGCCGCCCGTACGGCAGCGTCAGCCGATACGGTATTTATGTCGATGCGGGTCGCGTCACTGTATACCATGATCACACTCCTGATTCTTGTAATCGCACTCGCTGGATTGCTCTGTTCAATTCAATCCGGACTCGCTTGGCAAGCCGATCTTGTCGAGCGCTGTGCTTGTGTTCCTGCAGGACCGGCAACTGCAACGGATCCGCTCCGACGGGGCTCTGTGGTGCCGCCAGTTTACCACGCAGCGTATCCACCACAATCTGAACTAGTTTTGACGGGATCGACTTCTCGCCCTTGGATCCACCCTTGTCCATCCAATCTTGGGCATGCTTCTCGGCCGCCTGCCAGTTGATCTTGCCTGGCTCGACAACCCGCTGCGGTGCTCGGGTAGAAGCCACGTCCCGCACCAGCTTCATGTAATTGGGGTGGTCGACATTAACCTGCCAGAGCGGGTGTGGCTCCTTGCCGGGAACCGGTTTGGGGATCTTGGCCAGGTGCCCGCGGCCACACAATTGCGAGAACCGCGGCACGATCCCCAGCTTGTCGCAGACGGCCAAATACTGTTCCTTGTCATCGCCGTGGTGCTCCCGCGTGATCGGCAACTGCCAGTCCACTGTGACTTTCTTCGAGACCCCTCGTACGTTGACGGTGGTTGTGACCCGGTCGCCCTTGGCATGCCCGGGCGGCCAATGCTCATGCTGGAATCTCGAGAAGTCATCGTAGCCCAGGAATTTGTCGACGCTCCTGGGCACGGATCCGCTGTGGTAGGGGATCATCATGTCGATCTCAGGATCATCCAGGCCAGTCATTAGCGCGTCCATCGACGTGGCTACCAGCATTGTCCCCACTTCGCCTGGCCGCTGCCGGCGGGCCTGCATCGCCTCCGCCTTGGGGTACGAAAGCATGTCCCACACAGGCTTGCCGCCCTGCTTCATGACGTTTCCGTGGATGTCGTGTGCGTACCCCAGCGACAGGTTGAACTTGATGCCAGTCCCACCGAAGATGTCCAGGAAGGCCGGCATCCGCGTGTAGACGTGCGACATGCCTTGTTGGGCCTTCAGGTGAATCAGGAACTGCTCGACCTCCAGCACATGCCAAGCCCGAAAGTCGCTCTGGGAGTTCATCCGGAAGCCGCCCGACTTGTTGTACTCCAGGACCTTCGCAGCTGCCTTATCGTCCAGCAGTTGCTTGTCGTAGCTTGCCCAGCCCTTGGGCATGTTCGGCTTGAGCCCGCCTTGAATGCTCTTCGTGACCAGTTCCATGAACGCGGCTTGCGTTGGCGTCAGCTTGCCTTTGTAATCGCGCATCACGATGTCATGCACCACCGCCGGCTTGGACATCAGAGCCTTGATCTCCGGGTGAGTGCCGTACCTTTCGAGAGCTTGGAACAGCAATGAGAACTGGGGGCCTTTCTTTCCTTTTGGATTGAACCAGTAGAAGTGACCGAGATCTGAGTTGAAGACCGCTTTCATCGCGTTGGCGCGTTCCTTGGTCGTCGGTCGCATCGTGGCGATCCGCTGCCCAAGGGGCTTGGCTTGCAGCTCCAGCCATTTGGGATAGATGTCGTCCGTTACGGCCTTCACACCCTGCGCGGCGTTGTTGCGCGAGGACTGGCCGTAGCAGATATTGCAAGCCGATGTGAGGGACAGGTCCCCGATCACCATGTTGATAATCGACCGGGCTTCCTTACCGAAGATCGTGCCCATTTTGTGTTGCACAGCCTTGATCACCGCGTTGAGCAAATCCTGCCGCGGACAGATGGTTGTGACATCGAACGTCTCTTTGAATAAGTCATCGCTATTGACGCGGATCGGATTGGCTGGCTTGCCCGTATGCGGATCGATGGCCCATTCCGGTTCCAGCTTCCGGAAATCGCCGAAGATCCTGGCGGTCGCTTCCATCCCTTTGGCCAGCTCCGCCCGATCCTCGGCAGTGTACATCGCCTGCATCTGGAGATCTTCATTGAAGTTCTTGAGCCAGTCTTGCCAATCGCGAGTCGCGAACAACACGGCACTGGTGACAATCCGCCCGTCTTCTCGGATCCCAGACTCCGGCACTTCGGGATCCACGTCACCGCGTCCGATCGTGGCGTCCACGGGTTGGTAGGCACCGCCATAGACCGCCTGGTTGAGCATGTCAACGACCGACTGGCGACGTCGCTTGATCTCCGGCAGGTTCTGCTTGATCTGGTAGGCCGCATAGCCCAACAACGCCGCCTTGTGAGCGACCTTGGCCCAATTGGTCGGTTTATCGAAGGTCCCTTCATCCAGCCGGCGAAGCGTGTTCCGCTGCTGAGCGACCTTGTCCCCGAACAGGGCTCGAAAGAAGTCCGCAATTCGGCTGAAGACCCCGTGCTCTTCGCGTCCTTCGTCAACCCAACGCTGATAGGCATAGGCCATCTGCTCGTGCCCACCAAACTGCTGCACCTCGTCCGCGCTGATGATCTCCAAGTCCTGCAGGCCATGGATCAGCTCGTGATTCATCTCACCGTCGGAAAAGTCCGGCGCCAAGATGATCTGGCCGTCTCGGTAGGCGCCGGCGATCGACCCAACGTTCTTCATGCCCCCAGCTTCGGCACTGGCAGCCGCCGCCGCGGGGCTGGCTTTCCACAGCCGAGCCAGCTCACCCTTCTCGGCCACACGAATCACAATCTTCTGGCCGTTGACCTCGGCCAGCACACCACCGTGTCCAAAGCTGAGGTTGGCATGCTGGAGCATCCCCTGCTGCTGCAACCGCTGGAGGATATCCTGCGGCGTGTGCCCCAGGTGGGCCGTCTCGGGATCCGGCTCTTCCGGCGTGGCGTGCGAGCTGTCACCGGTCTCGACGGCTTTCCGTTGCCCTGCTGATGCCTGTTGCATGGCGCCGCCCGGGATCCATTGACCGGGAGGATAAAAGCGGCCCGCAATCGTCACTCCATGCGGCTTTGGTGAACGAGGTTGCGAGCCGCCATATTTTACCGGCTGTCCCGGTTGGCCGTAGAACGAGGGTTCCCGCCACGAATGCAGCGCAGTGCCCCCCATCGGCCGTGGCGTGGGTTGTTCAACGAACCGAGACAGCAGCCGGTAGTAGTTCGGATTCTCTTTGAGATGATCGCGGGCGATCTCCTGGGCCAGCCGCACATTGTGCGTATACTCCATCTCGACCATCGTGCCCAACATCAGCCACTGGGGATCGAATTGTGACAACGGCACCCGATCCGCTCGGCCGCCGGGCACCATGTCACGCGTCGAGAACTTCTTCGCGGGGGTCCGGCCGGCCTTCGACGGCTTGGCATTCCGCAACAGCTCCCGATCGATCTCGTCTGATTCGATACCGGATGAATGCAGCACCTGCTGCACATCGTCGTCCGTGAGCACCTTGTTGATCTTCAGGGATCCGCCAATCAGCCAGGCCCCGCCATTCATCTTCGAGGTGTTGAAGCGGTAGTGGCCATCCGCAGGGACCTTGTCACGAATATCCTTCGTCTTGGAGGTATTGGCTTTATCCTGCCAGGGCTGATCGTCCGGGAGTTCGACCTCAGCCCAGACGCGTCCTTCCTGAATCGTCCCCGTCTTCGTGGACCGCAAGTGCGGCGCCAATGGCAAGACTCCGGCGTGCCAGCCGGGCCGGGGTGCGTAGCCCTTTGTCGGCAAGTGCTCGGCATCCATCCATTTGCCGACCGGTGTTTCCTCGTCCTTCCCGATGAACAACGGAAACAGCTTCCCCGGCTGACTCTTGAGCGTGCGAAATTGCTTGTAGGCTTTGACGGTCTTCTGGGGCGCCGGCTTCGTGCGCACGGCAAACCGGATGTCGTCATGCTTCGGATCGTAGGTCCCCTGGTTGCCGGTGGCTGACTTGATCTGTTCGGCCTCGAAGACCACGTAGGTGTTGCCGCGCCGGGACGCGTCGTAGAAGTCCTTGAACTTCAGTCCGTCGTAGCCGCCTTTGCGAGCCTGCTCCCGGATCGAACTGGCGACAGACGGCACGTTCAGCATCTGGTACAGGTCCCGGCCGCTGTACGGTAGCTCGGCAGGTGTCAGCTTGATCCCGTACTTGCCGAGGGCTTCGATCAGTTGCTTCGGCGAGACACTCCGCGCCCGCAAACTGGTCAAGTCGACCGGCTTCTTGATGCGCACATAGACCTGCTGCATCTGCGAGCCAACGCCCACCTTCGACGGCTTCCAGCCGAAATCGTTGCTGCCCTGTTCACTACTGGGGTTCTCTCGCAGGTCCCGCGCGATGGCCTGCAGCTTCGCCTTGTGCTTGACGATGTCGACAGCCAGGTCCTCACCGCTCTTCGACCAGTCGATCTTGAGCTCACTGAACTGCTGGAGGGCCTCGTGAGCCCGGTCCAGGTCCTGGGCGAAGCCGAGAGCCTTGCCACTGGCAATGTGTGTGAGTGAATACGCGTCGGTCAGCCCGGATATCTTGGTGATTGCCACACCAGGTACAGTCGTCTTCCAACCAGACTCGCTGTGCTTCCCGTCCTTACCAACTACCTGCACTTTGATGTTCGGTGGCTCGTCATGCTTCGGCAGCGGCTGATCACTGCCAGAGAACGCCTCCGCGAACTTAGGCGAGTCGCTGAAGTAGTGCCAGCCGATCTCGGACAGCTCACCACCTCCCCCGTATTTCGTGAAGGACTTGGACGTCCCGTGGTAGACCGGATCCTGGACAGTGCTATCGGCCAGGAACCGTTGCAACTCCGGTGACTTGGGACGGGTAGCAAAGTGCGGTTCTGGTTTCGCGTAGTACCGATCGATGTCAGCCAAGATCTTGGAAGACTTCGTGCCGGCTTCGTACTCGTGGTAGAACTTTCCGTCAGAAGTTCTGTCGTATGATTCGCTACTGGATCGCCACTCTCCCAGACCGTTCTCGAGCGATAGTACCACTTCGCCGTTGAGACTCTCGATAACTTTGCGCAACTGCGTACGTTGGGCAGGCGTAGGCGGTTTGAGAATGTCGAACCCACCGGCTTCCGGCATACAGCGGATGTAGCCCTGGTTCATCAACTCCTGCATGCCAGCCACACTACCAGCTTCCCGATGATCGAATGAGCGAACTTGCGGATCACCTCCGTGCTTAGAGCCTGAGAAGTCCAGAAAGCGACCGTCTGGATTGAGATAGCCGGCAGCCTTCCAGTTCTGAGTAAGTCCCAGCGAATTCAAGTGCCCCCACTCGACGTGCGACGTGCTGACTGCTTTGGCTTTCTTGCGATCATCAGCAGCGGTCTTGCCACCAGCAGCCTTATCGTAAGCTGCCTGCCAGTCTTCGTGAGTGAATCGCCCATCCTCGAACACGTGTCCCTTCTTCATGAGAGATCGCGCGTCCTCGCCACCCTTCACCTCATAGCCTTGGGACTTGAGGTGCTTGGACATGCGATTCAGGACATCACGCGACAGCTTGTCTGGATCGATCTCGTCACGGGTAGCGAAGCTGGTCCCGCCCTTCTCGGCGAACTTGCCGTCTTTCGCCCGCGGGTGCTCGTGCTCAGCCCACTTGGCCGCGTACCGCACCGGGAAGCCCCAGCCATCGCGAACACTGTACCGCTGCACGTGAATTTCTTGGGCCAGGCCGGAGTTCTCAACCAACGCCTGCAGGCTGCCCCAGATATCGACACCGGCATCCTCGCCATGCTCTACTGACTTCTCGAGATACTTGGCGGCCCGCTCGAGCTTCCCCTCCTTGGCTGCATCGTAAGCCTTGGTAGCCCACTGGCCAGCCAGGTCCAAGGCGTACTCCCAGCCCAACAGATCGGCTTGGATATTCTTCCAGTGATCGGCCATCTCGGTACAGTGATCGCTGGCTGCTCGACGTTCAGCCGCAGTCCACTTTGCCCCAGGCTTCTGGAGGTCAAGCTTCGGGTCTTCACTCCGCAGTTGCTCGAACTGCTTTATTTCCTGCTCATCACCATGACCGGTGGTGAGATAATGGCGGGCCGCATAGTACATCTGAACTTGCGCATCAGCACTGTTGGAGTCCCACTCCGACAGGTCAATGTGCAACGGGTAGTACTCTCCCGGCTTGCCGTCCTGCAGAATGCCTTCCACTTGAAACTCGATCGCCCGGTACAGATCTTTGAACTCATCGAAATCGAAACCGCCGGTGCTGGCGTTCGGCAAGACCGGCTCGACTTTGTCGAAGATGTCCTTGCGGACCAGTGCGAAATTCTGATGCGGATCGCTACCAACTGTCACAGCGATTCCCACGTAATTGGGATCACGCCGTCCCATGAGTCGCAATATCGACGAGTACAGCTTCTCGTGTGATTCGCTGGCACCGGTGAATGTGATCACGCCCTCGCGATGATCCATCAAATCCTTGACGCCACCCAGTACATGCTTAAGGATCTCGCGAGCGTGCCCGCCCTCTGTGGCGTTGGTTGTCCCTCTTTCCGAACCGAGCGGCCCGCGCTCAAACCAGTAGTTGCAGACGTGTTCATTGTTCAAGGACAAGCGATCGGAACCGAGCAAAGACGCCAGCATACTGCCTAGGTCCTCGTCGCCAGGACTGAACGAACCGAACCTGGCCGGCGTGTAGAACACGTGCACGGTAGACTCGTCGGGATCACCGGCACCCACATCAAAGGACCATTGCTGCCATTGCGGTCCGTATACCGACGCCTTCCAGTCGGGCTTGCCCAGCTCGTCTCGCACACTGAACTCGTAGTCGTCCGTCACAGGTTCCTTGTGCGACTTGCCTTTGCCGGCACCTTTGCCAGACCCTTTCGGTGCGAACTTGCCGTCATTCTTGCGAGGATGGGCCGACTCATCCCACCGCAGGCCGTGCTTGGTGACAGTCGCTACCAGCGTGACAGACTTGTCGGTCCAAAGAAGCTGTGCGTTCTGTGGCTGTGCTGTGGCGATCCGCATCAGGCCGGCCCTCCGATCGCCATCCGAGATGCTTGCTTGACACCCGGTCGCAAAGGATCTGGCATCGAAGCGGACGGATGAAGAACCTTGTCGCCAACCTTACGGACTTGGAACCGCATATTCCCGTCGCGATCCTCGCCCACCCACTTGACGTTCTTGCGGCCGAACTTGACCTCCAGATATGCCATGTAGGTGTCTTTTAACACAGACTGGACCTGTTCGAGCGGGTAATGGGCGCCAGACAACTGCCTCGACCAGATCGCCAACGGGATGTGCAGCTGAGCCTGCTCGTTATCCTCAAGACCATCGAAGAAGTCGTCAACAGCTCGCACAGTTTCTTCACCCATGTGCATAGCCCCACCCCGCTGCTTGTTGCTTTGCACCGTGGGGCTTCTGTCGAGCAGGAATTGAGCGATAACAGTAGCCGCCCCGATAGCTCCAGACACTATCAGGCCCTTTTTCAACTGATGTTGCAGCTCAGCTTTCGCGGCCAACAGTAAACTAGGCTTGCCATTGGCCACCGCCTGTTCCCCACGTGCGGCCATTTTCGGCTGCCCCTTAGCCGGTGGCGACTGATAACCACTGAGGACTTTGGCAATCTTGGCTTCCGCTTGTGCCCGGATCTCTCGCAGGTATTGTTTATGGGCCTGTTTCACCCTGGCCAGGATCTCATTAGGCGTCGGGTTGTCTCCGGAACTCATCCACGCCTCGAACTCCGGACGCTGGTCCATGTCCAGACCCTCGAACTCGTGCGGCCAGTACTCCTGCATGTCACGCTTGTGACCCGCGACCGTGCTGGCGAGATGTTTGTCTCGCTGTGCCTCAATCTTGGCGATCTTGCGGGCGTGCCGTGGTTTTATGTTGGCCGGCAAGACGCGGCCGCCCTTTACACTGGCTCCCTTCCGCGACTCGCCACCACCCTTCGGAGCGAATTTTCCGTCACTCTTACGCGGGTGCAAGCTCTCATCGAATCTGGCTGCGAACTTACTCACCTGCGTGGCGATCCGCTCCTGCGTATCTCCTTCGGCCAGCCAGGCCTTGAACTGATCGATTGTCAGGGACGTGACTGGCCCGACCTTCCAATTGTCATCGTACGAAGATCGGTAAGCGCGCACAGCCTCGTTCTCGTTGCGGAAACCCAGCATGACCTTGTGTTCATCGAACCGTCGGCTCAACGGTCCCTTGTGCTGGTCGATGATAAACAGCACCTCGCTCTCCGGATGATCGCCGACAAACACATCCATGTGATCTCCGTCTTTGTCGGTAGTGCGACGAATGTAGCCGTAATGTGCCCCCATCACCGGCCATTGTGGCTTGCGACGGTGCCCCTTCGGTGTTTCGATCGAGATCTCCAGACCGTGGATCCGAACGTGCCCGAGGCGATAGTTGCCCACCTCACGCTGCGGATCCGAGGGGTCAGGGTGCGCACTCTTGGCCGCGAACTCGATATCAGCTGCCGTCACACTGTGCTTGGATTTGGATCCACCGTCGTTGGTGCCCTGCTGCGGCCCAAACGTCGTCGTCGTGCTGGGTAGCCGTTGACCGCCTGGCTGCCCTGGCTGCGGGTTACCATTGGCGCCCCGCTGAATTGCTGGATCGTTCTGCTGGGCCATCGCCTGCGACTGCATCTGCTGTTGCTGCTGCTGAGCCTGCATCTGCTGCCCCAACTGCGCCAGTTGCACCTCGCGATCCAGGGCCACGTTCTGCAGCACTTCCTCGTCCTCGTCCGGCATGCGTGCCCCGATCAGTCCCAGCAAGTCCAGGGCGGGGATCTTGGCGCCCATGCCAAAAGCAGCTGTCCAGGCCTGCATCTTGGAGGCCATGTCATCGGCCTCGGTATCCAGCTTGAACAGCAATTTGATGTGCCGCGAGCTCGGGAAGTTGAACAGCTGCACCTGCCGCACGATGTCGCTGGTAATTGTTTCCTGCAACTTCATCGCGTCGTAGCGCACAATGTCGGCGTAGGTCGCCATGTGCGCGTCAGCCACACCGCTACCCAGACCGGTAGACGCGGCTTCGCTCGTGAGGACCTGGCCGAGGATGTAGCGCTTGATCTTGTGCGCGAAGTAAGACGTAATCAAGCCCATCAGCGCGTCGAGCCCAGCGAAACCAGGTTCGATGACCTCGACCGTTTGCAGGTCGGCCATGTCGCCTGGTTGCACAGGCACGAGCAGTACCGCTTTGTTCGAGCGGTTCTGCGCGGCATCGATCGTCCGCTTCTCAGCCTCCGGATTGCCCGCCGGAAAACGCCAGATCTCGATACCATGCGAATTCCGTTCAATGAAGTCCATGGCGTTAGACAGCGTCTCCTGCATCATGTACCAGGTCCAATAGATGCGATCTCGAATGCCCACGCCATGGACTCGCCCCATATCGCGAGTATCGTAATACTCGCCATCTTCGATCATGTGTCGGTGCAGGGCAGTGTTCTTGCGATCGAATTCATCGAGCCAGAAGACACGACCGAACTGCGAGGTCGTCTCCACCTTATGTCGCTGTTCACCCCGAAAATCCGTGCCATCAGTCTGCCATTGCCAAGCCATGGATATGCGTAGGCCGATCTGGTCGTAGGAGTAACGGCCTGTCCCATCGTCGTAACGGAAGACGATCTTATCTCCATGACGCGGTGTCCAGTGCTTGATGTATTGTCGCCAGTAGCCATTGATCGGGTCAGTTCCATATCGGTGACTGGTCAGGTGCCGACCGTACCACAACGCCTCCAGTAAGTTGCGGCGCAGTTCCATGAAGGACCATGTCTCGTCGAGGATCGTGGTCACCTTGGTGGCCAGGTCCTTGGCCGCCTCGTCCTTCGTATCCCGCGGTTCCACGTGCCACTGCAGTAGACAGGTCCCGCGCTGGCGAGCCTCTAGGCATTCCATGATCCCCGTCTCAGTACGCATGATCTGGGCGTTCTGCCTAGAATCACGCAGGGCCTCGTCGTACCAGGGGTAAGTGCTGCTGACGGTCCCGATCCGTCCGGCCACGCTGAAGATATGCGGTAAGACTTCCTTGCCCATCTGCGGCGGCATGCCTTTGACCAGGCCAGCTGGATCGCGCGCAATCTTGGCCAGGAAACTGGCGGGCAAATTAGCCGGCAAGCCGTGTAGTTCGCTCATGGTTCGACCTTACAGGTGGGTTAGGCGCCTCGAGCGGCAACCTCGAGGATCTTGGTCGTGATCGAAGCGTCCGTGCCAACAAACCGAAATCGCACGGTGTACCAGCCGGCTGTCGGGAAAGCTGCAGCAGGCGCCAGCCAGTGCAAATTGTAGCCCTGTTCACTGCGTTGATCGTTGGTGTCGTCGTCGAAAGTCACGTCCGTCGTAAGCGGATTGGCATACAGGTACGTGGCCACGACCAAAGACGCGTTCGTGTACGTGATGGTGCCGCCCTGCTTGGTGACCTGCACTGCGATGCTCGCCACGTTGCTGGGTGCGGCGATCGCGCCTGACGTCAGCCGCACCAGCACTCGCAAGTTCGGCGTGTCACCGGCGCGACAGTTACTGCGGATCGGTAGGGATTCGTCAATCATGGTCTCGCATGTCCTTATCCGAAATCACCACACCAATCATCGCCACGCACCACCGGCCAAATTGCAGGTGCTTGTTCGATCAGTGCATCCTCTTCCATGTCCAGATCCAAGGCACATCGTGGTGCATGTCGTCGACACAGCCCGCTCTGTAGTCCAGCGGGCATGTCTGGACTCTGGTCTTCTTTCTGCTCGAAGAAGTTGCATTTCGCACACACCGATTTGCGAATAGCCATGCTGTCCGACATAGATTCTTTCTGTATTCGCTCGATCTCGAATTTCACTACGAGGTCTCGCAGTCGATCGCTGATCACTGCTCCGCGATGCTGCAGGACATCCTTCTCGGTAACAGTCACGGAAGTCCTGGACTCACCAACGCGCGCCTCGAAGAACACATTCCGGTTTCTCATGTCCGTAGATTGATAGACAATGGATTGTTCCAGCAACCTATCGTACAAATCACGACTATCCACGACCTCGATTGGGTGCCCCACGATTCGATTCCCCTCGATTCGGTTCCCCTCGATTCGGCAGAAACTCACGACTCGGCAACGATGACCGCTGCCACGTACCCCGCCCCCGATGCGGCACTTGCACGGACCGACGGAAATATCCCTCTTCGGTCACCTTGCGCGGGATGTAGATCTCCTGCCGCGTCACCAGCGTGCCACCGACCAGTTCATAGGGGTGTTGATGTCCAGAGATACTACCTCGCGTCCGCAGATAATCCCACACGGCCCCGCCGGCGCTGGCAGCCGCCTCTCGCGAGAAACTCCGGTACTGCTGCAACGACACGCCGTAGTAGGCGTACGTAGCGCCGGCCGCACTGCTGGCCTTCTTCATCCCCGGGTGCCAGGCCAGAAACGTCACATACAATGTGCCGAAATTCTCAGTTTCTTGGGCGAACGCGTAGGAATACACGTTCGACGACGAAACCTTGACCTCGCTCTGCACGAGCCAGTCCGTGGCGGCCTTGTTTCCCCACTCCCGCTCGCCCTGGTCCTCAGATTTAGCCTCTCCAGGACGTGCGATCTGATACCCAGCACTCTGCAACAGTTCCTGGGCGGCGGCCAACCCCCGTGCGTAGCCGGCGTGCCCGCGTTGCACCATGGCTTCGCCGCCCATAGCTCGGATCAAGTCCAACGCAGCATCGAAGGCGGATTGCGTGTAATTGCGGGTCGAACCTTGTGCCAGGGTAGAACGGATCACATCCCCGATCGGCCCGAGCAGCCCCAGTAACCGGTTCAACTGGTCGCTCTGTTCGTCCTTCTTGCCGTACTTGGTGACCCGCCCGTGCGCGAGCTTGTCCATCAGGTCGCGGACCTCTGGCGAGGTGATCCCACGCATCATCCGCGAGACATTCTGCTGCCCCGGGCGCCCGCTGACTATCTTCCTTAAGCTCTTCTGCAGCCCGGCGGTCGGATGGTGGACGAAGGTGCGTCGAGCCAACCGTCGATCGGCAGCTGAGGCCTTCGTGAACAGAGCAGAACCCGCCATCACGCCACCTTTGGTACGAACACCCTGCCGTAGCCTAGCTCTTATGCGGTCGGTCGAATAGACGAACTTCAGTTATGCCGGAGTCCGACGTAGACGGCCCGGAACGTCTGGTGGATGTAATTCAAGCTGGCCCGGGGTGTCAGATCTTCCTCGAATTCGTACACGTACACCCATTGCCCACGCACCACCATGTACCGACTATGAGCCAAAGCCTCCCCTTGCGGGAAGCGAATCACAATTTCGGCGCCATCCTCCGGACCTCCCTGGAACCGTACCAATACGGGAGCGAAGGGTGGCGAGGTGACTGGACGAGAAGATTTACTGTCGCGTTTTTCCATAGTCGTCATCTCCTTTGTGGTAGCCGCGCGTGCGGAGGCGCTTCGCAGCCGACTCATTGAGCTGGATCCCGAATTTCGTCTCGCCAACCCGACTGGCCTCGACATTGGTCCGCGTGATATTGCCACCCACGGCGCCCGTGAGGGATGCCAGCTTATTCAGGGCACCGGAGGTGGCGTCCACCATGTCGTCGTGCACATATTCAGGAAAAGAGCACAGTTCTTCTAGCCAATCCTCGTTCCACGATCCGCGTTTGACCCATACTCGTCCGTTCTCAGCTTGCGACTGCAGTGGTCGCGCGCGTACCACCTTCGCATCACCCGGTAGTGTTTGGTGACCTTCATGGCGTTTGCGAATGCCGGTAACGCGGTCCACGTTGACGGGGAATCTAGCCAGATTGACCACGGCCTGTTGTGCGACTTCTTTGCCACCAGAACCCCCTTCCTGTTCGATATAGATCATGACGGCGTTGACGTACTTCTTGGCGTCTTCGTAGGCGGTCGATTCGATGATTTTGTCACGTTGGTGGGCCGTCCATTGCCCGCGAATCACATGCTCCACATAGAACTGCCCGTTCGCGGTCCGGGCCATCAGCACTCCTGCCGAGTAGTCGGCGTTGCGATTCTCACCGACTCCTGTAGCTGCTCGATCCCAGTAGCGGACGCGGAGGGCCTCGGCCGGCACCTCGTCCACCATCGTGAACCACTCACGTTTAAACATCAGGCCGTCGAGGTCGACGAAATCACCCGACAGCTCCTGCGCCGCCAGCTGCGTGCTGTAGTGCTGACGGATGTTCCGGTAGAACTCCTCGGGCAGAAACGGGTTGTCCCAAGTGGCAGCCTGCACAAGTTGGGTGTTGTGGGCGCGTACGTAACGGAGGCCCGAGAACTCGACCACCAGTTGCGGTTCCGCCTCGGACTCTGTCACCGGATCTATGCCGATCCACACCACCTGGCCATCCAGGAACGCATACCGACCCTCAGCCCCCGGCTCAACCCGATGGAAGAAGGTCTCGAACGTCCAATGCCGGCGCCCCCGCGGCGTGAAGGTCAGAATCACCGGTCCCATGCGCCCGCGGTGCCGCAGCGTGCCGATCCCGATCTTGAAAGTGTCCGGCTTGCAGATCGAAGCCTCGTCGATCCATAAGCCAGCTTTGTTGGGTCCTCGCAGCCGTTCAGGATCCTCGCCCGAGCGAAACACGATGTCCGCCATGCCCCCGTCCGAGGCTCGGAACGTGCAGCGGGGAACGGGCGATTTGACGAGGCGAACGAACAGATCCAGTCGCCTGGCAACCTCCACGAACGTGGGCAGCGTCGTCTCGTGGATCATACTGAACGTCGGGCTGACTGACATCCACGGATCGCCGTCGACGGAGCGAGCCAGCACGTCAATGGCGCCGACGACGGTTTTGCCAGATCCGCGGCCCGCCACGAACCCACGGACCCAGGACGTCGAGTGGCGGAATTCGCACTGCTTGGAGGACATCCTCAGCAAGTGCGTGCGTGCAATCATAGCGAGCGATCCGTCTCTGCCGATTTCGCGATCATCAGTTCGTACTGCTGGAGGGTCATGGCCTCGAAGTTCCTCAGCTCTTCACGGTCCCTGATCTCGATCTCGATGATCTTGGTTTGCATCTGGGCGGTGTTCGACGCCACCCGGGCACTGGTGAAGCTCAGCGGGTCGTTGATGTGCAGCAGGTCGTGCAACAACTGCGTGAGCCTGGCATAAATGGCCATGTAGGATGCCTGATGATCCTCGCCAAACCGGTTGACCGCCGTTTCCCACTGCTCCAGCACCTCAGCCCGGGCGGCTTCCAGCAGCCCAACTTCGCGTTCGCGAATGACCCGGTAGTCCAGCAGCATGTGCTCGTGCCAGCTCTTGGCGATCACCTGCAGGTCTTTCTGGATTGTGCGGTAACTCACACCCAGCTGGTGGGCGATCTGGTTGTAGTCATTGCCCCGCGCGCGGAGGCTGGCCACCTTCGCCCGGCGATCGGCCAGCAAATGCGCTGCCAAGTTGCTAGCGCCGCGCTTGAGCTTCTTGCCCGGTAGATTACCGGCCGGTGGCTTACCCTGTCCTGGCTTTGGTCCGGGTTTCGTCACTCGCGGAACCTCCATACTGCGACTGTCTGTTACGTCGTCTACTGCTGCACAGCCGCCCCATGAGCCTGCTTGGCCAAGATCCGCCCGACATTGACCGGCCCGGGTGCGTTGGGCAGATGCTTGATGGCTTCAGCGATCCGGCCGGGCTTCAGGCCATCTTCCGACATGCGGACAATCCGCCCCTCGAGATCACCCCCGAACTCCGGGTAAGTGTTCACCTCGGTAGCCGGTAGTTTGTTGAGTTGCAGTTTGGCCTCTGCTTCGAGGGACGCGTCCCGACTGCGTGCCAGGTTCTGTTCCCGATGCATCTGAGCCTGTCGGAACGTGGCAAAATTGGTTGTGGCAGCGTCTAGAGCAATTCCCATCTCAGCCGCCCGGGTCTGAATCTGATCGGAGCTCAAATCCGGCTTCATTTTCATGATCTGTTGCAGGTTGGTCGTTCCGATGATCAGATCGTCCAGGCTCTCGCGGACCGGTTTGCTGGCCGGCCGCTCACGAGCCGTCTGGATTGAGCGCGAAGCCTTCTCGAGCTGCGTGCAGCGATCCTCCCACCACGCAGAGAGCTCTTTCTCGTAGGCCACCTGCCGCGGATGGACGAACGTCGCCGGGTTGTAATGCGTGCCGGGTTTGTCCAATTCCTCCTGAATCATTTCTTCGCCCCGGGACGGACCGAAATGGACCCAGTGGTATTCCTTGAGGATCTGGTCATGATTGGTGTTGTTCGTGATCATCTGCCGCAGGGGTGTGGGCCGCTCCCACCGCTGTCGGACCCGCGCTCGCTGCAAGTTCCCGAACGCCCCCCACAGCTGCACGCTGCCCCCGGGATGCACGCGTACAGCCTGGTCCCTGGCAGCTTGCCCAAACTTTGTAAACTCGTCATCGAAGACGTCCACTGCCCGAACGAGATCCCTCGCATCAGGTTCGATGTCCAGCGTGTCGCACAGCTCGAACAAGCGGACCGCCGCCCGCTCGATGCCCGCCCCCAGGGCCTTGACCGCCCGCCCGTTGTAACCGACCAGGAGGGATTCCTCGCGCGACCCCTCCCATTGATGGACCTCGTCCTCGAGCAGTTGCACCAACGCCAGAACATCCCCTCGGCTAACCATTACGCATGTCCTTTGTGAGTTGAAGCAGGGCCGGCGGTGCTGAGGAAGATCAGCTCAGGCCGCCGGCACCGCAAGGGTTCGGCTATTCGCCAGCGAGCTCAGCCACCAGTGGTTTCAGGAAGATCGGCAAGCCCAGTAGTCCACGCAAATCGGCCAGCGAGCCAATCTCGTGCACTTCCTCATCTTCCAGGGAGACGATCGTCAGATCTGCCAGTTCCGGAGCATCCTTTAGTTTCTGACTATCCCCGATCACCGTGCCCCCATGCAAAGTGATCCATGACAAGAGGGGCTGCAGGGCCGGCAGGACATCCAGATCCTTGATTTGGATCAGGACCCGCCAAGTGGACTGGAAGTCCGCGGCGTACAACACGGAATCCAGGTACTGTTGGGGAAACCCCCCACAGGGCAGCAGGATGACGAGCTCAACAGGCTCCTTCAAATTGGCCTCACAGCTGGCCGCTTCAATTTCTGTGACAGGAATCGCCGCCCGGAGGCAGATCGTCTGGCAGCAGGGCATAGCAGTTCTCCAGGGAATCCGTATTCGCGAGCTATTCGCGAATGAGTCGCGAATGAGTCACGCATGATCCCCGTATGATGGCAAGTTGTTTCCCACAAGTCTATGGGAATCTCGCCTTGCACCGTCCCCCTGTCACTCGGTACAGTGACAGCTACTCTATGCTGGGTGGTCGAACTCTGGGACGTGCTTGATGGGTGGGCTGGACTAGTTTCCGGCCCACCTATTTTTTATCGATTTTGGGCTCACCATTCATGACAGGTCTCCCTGTACTCGGCAACTCTCCAGGATTCTCGGATAGTTCACCCGGGCCATTCGCCGCCAGCTGCTCCTGGCTTCTGCGGTAATGCTCCAACAAGACCCCGTATGCCGCCACCATCCGTTCGCACAGCGACAATAATTGCGGAAAACGCTGACTCACCGCCTCGGCCGCCGCGAGCCGCTGCAATCGCTGCTGTAACCAGTCGCGGAAACGTCTATCCCGGTGCGGCCAATCAGTTTCGTTGTCGTCGTCCACGAGTGATTCGTAATACGAAATCTCGTGGTGTAGTTGCTCGTTCTCGCGTCCGAGTTGCGAATAAGTTTTCGTGGTCCATACGCCACATGTTTTAGGTCGTAATTTCGTCACCGGTCATCTCCTTCGCCACTGCTGCGATATCATCAGCCCAGTCAGATCCCTCCGTGTCGACGGCGGCATTCCATAGAGCCTCGGCTGCGGCGAGCTTGGCGTGTAGCGTGGCAATCTCGCTCGTCAAGCCGATGTACCCTTCGGGCAGATCCACACAGCGAGCCTCGGCCGCTGCGAGCTTGGCTTGCAACTGATCCACCTCCAATGCCCAGGCGTCGTTCAGTCCACCCATGTCGAAGACTTGTTTTTCCAAGTCATTCCTTTCGCGAAACCAACGCATGGCCGCCCGCATGGCCACGCCGTACCGTTTCTCCCATGTTCCAAGGCTCTCAGTCATGTCCATCGAGTTCAACGCCGCGCGTTCCTCGTCCGTCATTCCAGGTAACTCATTCATCGCTCACCTGCCTTTCTATCCTCGCGAACAAATCACAGGGAATGTTTGGTCCATTGGCCACCGCCTCTCGTAGCAGCGCCTCGGCATTATCTGCACGCTGTCGCTGTCGCCACGCTTCGTCCCAGGCAATGCCATCGGGATATGGTCTATTGGCGTCCATCAATCCCATGCCAGCACTCCTTGCCGTAACCGGTTCCATCGGCGTGCCTTCCGCGAATCGCACGGGGATCGTGCCGGTCGTCGTCAGCTTGCGGGCCGCGTCGTACCAGTCGCGGTTGAGCAGTGCTTGCCGCCAGTAATCGTTGGGATGTTCGTTCGCCATAGCCGACTCAAAAGCATCCACGGCAGTCTCCAGCAGTTGCCGCAGGTCGTAAATCGTTCCATGGAGTTCGGCAACGGCGAGAATCGTTTCGGGCGTCACTCGTTCCGCCTCGGACGCCGCGAGCCGATCCGTCAGACGCTCGATCTCGTCGGCAGCAGCTTTCCCCCACTCGGGCGTAAACCCTCTATTGCTCACCTTGCACCTCCTTCGCTGCAATCGCAAACTCACAGCCACACCGAGAACAGAACACACACCCGTCGTCGGCACCAATGCACTCGAACGAGTCTAACTCGTGATCGAAGCCGAGCTTGTGCAGCGGCGGACGATTGTCGTCCGCTGCCGTGTAGCCGCATTGCGGACAGGTGAGTGGCACGGGTTCTGCTAGTAGCGTCCGTTGGCGTTCAGTCATCTCCGCCCCCGATCACCTCCTTCGCTCGCTGTTCCCAAGCATCCCATTGTTCTAAATCCATCCCCCGGCACGCCTCCCGCAGCAGCGCCTCATACGCCGCCAGCCGCGCATCGAACATGCCTTGAATCACTGAACACACAGCCACCATGAGCTGCCCGTTCTTGGATGTCGGATCAAACTCTCTCGTGTCCGTGCGAGTTTCGTATCCGTAGGCCGGAGCCATCGACTCATACAGTAGATGGAATCGTCGTGCCAGTTGCTCACCGTTCATGGGCAACTCTGCACAGCGAGCCTGAGCCGCCGCTATGAACAGCAGTT